GGCCAGGCGGGCGGCGTCGTAGAGTCCGGCGGCGCCCAGGCCGAGCAGGAGCCCGTCGGCGACGGCGGCGTAGGCGCCGCTGGAGCCCAGGGCGTGGTCGGCGACAGCCAGGAGCACGCCCAGGAGCACGGCCAGCGGGGCGGCGAGGCGTTTGGGCAGGCCCGCGTCCTTCGCGAAGGTCACCAGGGCCAGAACCGCAGGGGCGGTAGCAAGAGTAGTCATATGCGTTCCTTTCAGATGGTGATGGGGCCGGGCGAGCTCACCACAGGCGGCCGGTGCCGGCGGTGGAGGCGTTGAGGGCCCGCTGGAGGGCCATGACGGTGGCGGGGCCGTCGACGCCGTCGATCCAGTCGTCGAAGTCCCAGCTGGCGGGCACGTACTCCTTGTGCCAGCACCAGACGAGGAACTGGAAGGCCTTCCAGGTGCGCTCCCCGTCGATGCCGTCGACCTCCAGGAACCCGGTGCCGATGAGGTTGGTCAGGTGGGCGGAGCCGACCGCCTGGTTGAGGAACCGCTGGAATGCCTCGATGCAGACGCTGCCGTCGTCGTCGAGGACGCCGTCGATGGGCGTGCCCATGACCTGCTGGAAGCGCGCCACCGTGCGTGTCCCCCACACGCCGTCGACGTCGAGCAGCTCCTGCCCGTCGGCAGCGGTGGGCCGGGCCGGGGCGCGCGAGGGCGCAGGGGAGACGGCGGCGCCGCTGGGGGTCAGGGCCCGCAGCTCCGCTTCTGAGCCATGCCAGACATCGAGGTCCAGGTTGCCGCCGTAGCCGGTCACGCGGCCGGTGCCCGTGTACTGGTGCATGCGGGCCGACCAGGTGCCGTCCGACCAGGGGGAGGCGGTCCAGCCGGTCGGCTCGGAGTCGGCGTACTGGGCGGCCCAGGTGACGCACCCGTGGCCGCTGGCCGTCTCCCACGGGTAGACCGACGAGGAGGCGTACAACAGCACCGGCTTGCCAGTGGCCTCCTGCACCCTGGCGATGATGATCGACAGGTAGGCGAGGTTGCCCCAGGCGGTGTTGTCGCCCTGCTCCCAGTCGATGGCGTAGAAAACGTCATTCTGTCGGCCAGTGTCCCGCACCGCGGCGAGGAACCGGTCGGCCTCCGCCCGCGCGTCATCGGCGTCGCCATTGGCCCCGCCGCCCACGTAGTGGTAGGCGCCCGTCGGCTTGCCGAGCGCCAGGGACGCCTCGATCTGCTCCCGGTAATAGGCGTTGGTGAAAGCGTAAGGGCCGGTGTCCTGCGTCACCATGACGATCGTGAAATCAGGATTCACCGTCGCCAGGTCGATGCCGGCCTGCCAGTTGGAGATATCGATGCCGAGCAGCGGCCCGGCCTTGCCCCCAGAGGAGGCAGCCGGAGCGGAGGGCGTCGGGGCCGTGTCTGCGCCCTCGTAGCGGTGACAGGAGGTCCACACGCCACGCCGGGTGTAGATGTGCGAGGTGTAGGAGGAGAGCCGCGTCTCCGAGCCGGTCTGATCGCCGACGGCTCCGCCGGTGATCTCCCCTCGCTCGTCGATCCACGCCTCGGCCAGCGTCGGGTTGGAGGCGTCGTCGTCGACGACCATGGCAACGTGGCCGACGCCGCCCTCGGCCTTCGAGGACAGGACGACGTCGCCCCGCCTGAAGCCGCCGTCGGGGGTGAGGGCGGCGTCGTCCCAGTGGACCTCACGCCAGCCGCGGGCCTCCAGCTCGGCCCGCATGGATCCGGTCCACGTGGAGGCGGGCAGCAGACGGGAGTCCGTGTCGGGCGTGCCCGCGGGCACGACTCCGGCGGCCCGCAGGCCGAGGTTGCAGGCGGCCGCCACCATGGCGGAGCAGTCCGAGTCCACGGCCCCGGTCAGGTGTGGTGTACTGACATAAGAGAAATCTCGGATCTCCTCACGCGTATCCTGGTCGTATCCGACGCCGCCCTTCTCATCGGTGGCGCACCAGTAAGCCATTCTGGCCGCGGCTTCCTGTGCGACTGTGCTCATATGCTCATTTCCTTTCGTGAATCCGGGCGGTCAGGCGGCAGGAGTTGGCGCCTTGAGTGCGGTGAGGACGTGACAGATGTGATCGTCGGTCACCTTCGTGGTGTCCGCGCCGGGGGCCGCGGGTACGGCCGCGAGCGCCTGGTCGTAGAGGTTCTTGGCGTAGGCGTGGACGCCAGAGACAGTGGCGTCACCAGTTTCGTCAACGGCGGTGACGACGATGCGCTCCCAGGCGGCCTCGACCTCGGCGCCGGTCCAGCCGCACAGGGGCGCGACGGCCTTGAAGCGGTCTTTGAGGGCTTCGTCGGCGAGGGCCGCGATGATCTGGGTGGATGTTGGGGCAGTCATATTGTGTGTCTCCTCAGTAGCGGACAATCCAATTGATGGCAGCATAAGGCTGCATATTGTTGTGGGGTCGGCTGCCGCCGGCGCCGATCGTGCTATTCCAGCCGCCCTGCCAGGTGTAGAGTCGGTTCCCTGTGGATGAGCCAGTAAAAGCGGTGGCGTCCGTGCCCACATTTCCGTCGGCGCCCCACGCATATGAGTGGGCGCGCCCGTTCACGGAGAGCCTGTGGGTGTGGGCGGGCATCTCCGCGGCGGAGAGGAGGTGTGTAGCCTCGCCGCCGATGGAACCCAGCGGGTAGCCGGAGGCGGCGCCGATGAGGGTGCGGCCCCGCAGGTCGGGGAGAGTGAATGAATCACCTGCTCCGGCGTATTTCGGCCCCAGAACTTTGACGAGGCGCGGGTAATCGGCTTTGGGGAGGGTGGAGCCGTCGCACAGGAGCCAGCCCGGGGGCGCCTGCTCGGCGATGGTGGCCTGGATGATTCCGGCCGGTGCGCCGCCCGGGGTTCCGATGATGATGGCTCGCCGGTTCCACAGCATCGCGAGGCATCGCTGGCCGGCGGCTACAGACGTGAGAGTCTCAACGCGTGTCAGCGGGTCAGTCTCACCGTCCAGGACGATGGATAATGTTGGGGATATGGCGGTGACTGTGGCCCACCTCAGGGATGGGAATGAATCGACGCGCGCGCGAAGATCGGTGACGACTCGTACCAAATAATCCAGGCTCATAGATCGACTACTTCCCTGAGTTTAGTTGCGCATAGGGATGTGGCGTCCAGTGTTGTTTTGATTTCCTGGATTGTGGCAGTGACGGCGTGGCCTCCGGTGTCCCAGGAAACGCGATCATTCGGCGCCAGTGGAAGAGGCAGATGGGCGGCCTGGATTGTGGCGGTGGGCGTGGACAGGTCGATGAGGCGACGGCGGGCGATCCCGTCCAGGACGGCCTGGGTGGACGCCTCGACGCCGGTCTCCGTATGGGTGATCCACCTGCCCCGCGACTCGCGACTGAAAGGGCTGGACGGATCCGTGTTCTCGGCGGTGGCCACGAGCGCGGGCGTGTCCCCACCTCCCTGTCCGATGAGGACAATCCTGTTCGGGACGGCGGCCGTGTCCTGGTCGCGGGACCAGTCGGCGCTGTGTATGGCCGCCTCACCAGCGGTGAATGCCCAGGCGACGGGACGGGCGGCGGGACGCACGTAAGGAGCGGCCGTGAGAACGCCGTCACCGTCTGGGCGCAGGGAGAAATAATTGATCGAGTCGAGCAGGTCGTTCACGACGGTCAGTACAGGGGTTCCCGCCTCCCACACCATGGAAGATGACAGGGTCTGGTCCGATGGTGTGATGGAAACCCGGTCCTCTCCTGTGGAGAGGATCAAAGTTTTGATCGACGTGGTGACACTGCGTCCGGCGGGCAAAGTCAGAGAGGCATTAAGGCAGTCCTCATCTAAGACGGCGAGTTTACTGGACAGGTCGACGTCTCGGGATGTGCCGGCGGAGGTGTGTGAGGCAGTGGGGGCGGACATGAGGAACACTCCGGCCGACCACTCCATTGTGCGTCCGCGATGGTCGCGCGCCCGATAGACTATGCTGACGCGATCGTTCACCCAATTCACGGGCTGACCGGTGTCCTGGACACTAAGAGTCCCCGATCCTTTCAGCCTAGTATTGGCAGAAAGAGTGATATTTCCTCCGGTTACTCCCCGCAAAGGTCCGATAATCCGGTCAGCTGAGTCTAGGAGGGTTATTTCCCACCAGGCCTGCCGAGATCCGGTCAATATCATTTCAGGCACGCTCAACCTCCTTCAGGTCCAGGTCGATGTCCCACACGCCGCCGGCGTGAGAGCGAGCCATAGACACACCAGCCAGGGACGCATACAGGCGGCGGCCCATGGGGTCACGCCAGCACACCGGGCCCGCCGAGCGGGCGAGACGGTCCAAGCCGACGCCGAGAGTCGGATAGTCATCGTCGAGGAATCGGGCGCTCGCGGACAAGGCGTTCTCCTCGGCGGGGCCGGAGACCTCGACGCCCAGGCGGCGGCCAGCGAAATGAAGGACTTTTCTTTCAACGCGGCCTGGTTTTACCGTGTGGTCGGGGTCGCCGATCAGCCCGATCGTGTCCCGGTAGTCGCTGCCGCCGCCGATCCACATGGCCTGCGAGTCGGCGGAGCAGGTCGCCCGGCCGACGGCGAGGGCACCGTCGGGGCTATAGGCCTCCACCCGGTAGAGGGTGACGCCAGCCGACAGGCACTCGGGATCCGACAAGGCCGTGTTCGGCGGGGCGTCGGCGGTGATCTCCTCCCAGGTGACCCCGCCGTCGACGGAGCGCTCCAGCCGATTGCGGACGGTAATAGGGCTGTTGGGAGTGGCCACGGACGTTGACGCGAATGGAGTCCCCGTCCAGGACACGGCGTAGGACTGGCCCGAGATGGTCTGATTGGGGCCCTCCCCGTCGAAGTAGGTGGTATCGGTCGCGGCGCTTTCCTGGCTGCCGGTCAGGATCAGGCCCCGGTCGACGCGCACTACGGTCCCGTCCAGGGGGGCGCTGGTGATCCTCAGCAGCACCCGTGCGGCCGAGGCCCCGGCGGGGGTCTGGGCGACCACGTTCCTGCGCCCGTCACCGGCGGAAGCCGTGCCCGCGACGACGGCCACCTCGGTGGCGTCGGCGGACTCGAAGCGGACGACCGCGGCCACCATCGCCCCTGCGGGGCTGGCGGCGTCCACGGCCCATCCCACCCACGTCCCGGCCTCCACCGACACAGTGGCGGCCCAGGCGAGCTCGACGTCCGAGCCAGAGGGGGTGAGAGTCAGGCCACCGTCGGCGCCGGCGGCAGCCAGGTGGGCACCCGCGGCGGTCCAGGCGGACAGGTCCCGCAGCCTCGGGTCTGTCAGCAGATTCGTGCGCCGCAGGCCGTGGTCAAGCGGGGCAGGATTGGTGATGCCCACGCCGGCCGTGCCGGTCGTCTCGTCCCACACGGCCTCGACCACGGGGACAACGGGCGGCGGGTAGGCCACATGCAGGAGCCGCGTCGCGGGCACGGATCTCTGACCCGTCTCGGAGACGACGGTCACCGACAGCAGCCAGTCGGTGGAGTCGGCGAGCGACGTGGACGGAGCCCAGGTCGTATCCGAGCCCGTCACCGTGGCGGACTCGACCGGATCGCCGACCACACCCAGTGTCACGGGCGCCAGGGCCACAGCCGCCGCCACCTGCCGGTAGGACTGGGCCTGGAAGTAGCTCCACGTCACATTAATTCTTGAGGTCTCGACCGCCGATGGTGGTGAGATGATCTCCGTCACCGGCAGATCGGCGACGACAAGGCGCTGCTGCGCTGACCATGGTGACCAGCCCTCTTCCTGGTCCGCCTGCCAGGCGCCCCGGGTGCGCACCTGCCACTGCCAGACGCCGGCCGCGAGCGCGGGCGTGGTCCAGGACTGCTCGACGGTGGTAGTTGCGGTGGTCCAGTCGGCGGCGTCAGCGGCCCGGTAGCGGATCTGGGCGGAGGTCTGGGCGGTGGTATCGAGGGAGGCGTGGAGCCAGGTCAGGGTGATGGGGCCGGGGGTCTGCGCCCCGGCGGGGCCAGTGGGCTGGGGCGTGCCGGGGCGGCAGAGCAACTGGACCGTGTTGGAGGGGACCGACGGAGCGGAGATCAGGCCGGAGGGGACTCGGGCGCGGATCGTGTAGGTGTGCGTAGTGGCGGTGGAGGGGGCGGTGTGAGTCCAGGTGGAAGCGCGCACCGCGGAGGCGACGAGGGCGTCGTTATCGTAGACGTCGAAAGCCTCGTAGGCCTCATGCGTGTAGACGCCGGCCGGGGTCCAGGACACGCGGATGTCGCCCGTAGCTGTCTTGGCGGCGGCCACGGTCGTGGGCGCGACGGGCACGGAGTAGATCAGGTTCGAGGAGATACGGGCGGATTCGCGGCCGTTCCACGCCCACACTCGGTACCAGTAGCCGCGGCCTGGTTTCAGGGAGGTATCGGTCCAGGAGTGCGCAGTCAGCTGGAGTGTGCCGACACGCACCCAGCTGCCGGTCCCAGACTCCCAGCGCTCTACGCCGGAGGCGCCCACTGGGTGGGCGGCGTCGATGGGCTGCGTCCAGGAAACGGTGGCAGCGCGCCCGTCTGCGGTGGCGGCGTTTACGTTGGTGGGGGCGTAGGGGGTCTCCCACTGGCGGGCCGGGACAGTGATGTAGGCGACGACGGACGGAGTGCCGCCATTCCAGATCGGGCCCAGGGACGCCCCGAATCCGTAAAGCCGAGTCGTCCCATAATTGGTCGCCAGTGTGACCTGCTGGCGGGCGGCCTCGATGCGGACAGTGCCGCCCCAGGGGCTGTAGAAAGACACAGGAACATCGCCCGCGATTTCGCCCCACCGATGCAGCGTGCTGTTCCAATTGTGCCCATAGCCATCGGACTCGAGGTAATAGATAGCGGTGACGGTCACCCGGCCACTGTTGGGGCTACCCGACCACGACAGGTCGATGCCCACGCGCATGTATCCGGAGGATCCGGACCAGGTGATGGCCATGATCAGCGCACTCCCATCATCTCTCGGACAGTGGTGCGCGAAGCCGCACCGGTAGAGCGGTCGACGATGCCGCGCAGGGTGCCCAGGAGGGTATTGTCAGCGTCGACGAGGGTCATGGTGACCGGGGTGCCGGGAGCCAGACCCGCCGGGCGGGCAGCGAGACGGTTCCACTGGTTGTCGGTCAGGACTCGCTCGGGGCGGCCAGTCGCATTGAGGACAGATGTCAATCCCGGCTGAAGCAAGCCGCCCCTGTCGAATTTGTAGAGCCCAGTTGAAGGCCCACCGTAAATCGGCGTTTCCCGGACCGGGATACCGAATGTCGGGGCCTCAACCATCATCCCATTACCGGAGGCGATGGCAATATGGTGGGCCGGATACCCCCAAAAAAGCAGCGTCCCGGGCGTGTTGTAGGAGCCTCCCGGAGTGGAACCGGCCTGATATCCGGCAGCCGTCAGGCGAGGAATCTGTGACCCCATTTTGTGGGCCGCCCAGTACACGAGCCCTGAGCAGTCCACGCCCGGAGGGATTGTCGAGCCGCCCCACACGTAGGTGGCACCGATAGCAAGCCTGGCGGCATTCACGATATCGGTCGCGGACCCCGTGACCGGCATGGCCGCAGTGTTTCCCTTAAGCCATTCCCCGAATCCGTCGATCCACTTACCTGGCAGGGCGGCCGCCATATCCTTGAAGAAGCCGCTGCCCGGCAGCGAATTCATGAGCGCATTGACCGGGATGCGGATCAGATTCTCGACCGCTCCGAGCGGGTCGGAGATGATCGAGGAGACCGCATCCGCTGCCGTCGAAATCCATTCGCCGACGGCGTGGATTCCCGAGCTCACGGTGCTCTTGATGCTGTCCCAGATGCCGCCGTCGGCGAATGCGGCGAACCGGGCTCCCCGGTCGCCGCCGGGAATGTGGCCGCCGCTCGACCCGCGGGCGGCGGCGTTCATCGCGTTGATGGCACGGCGGCCGCCGACGGCGCGGACCCACTCGGGGCGCATGATCGCCTCGCCGCCGGACAGGGCGAGCGCACCGCCCCCGTCGGGGCTGAAGAAGTGGTAGATATCCCGTCCCGGGGAATAGCCGGGAAGGACGCCGCCACTCGCATACCCCGGGATACCGGATACGTCCGGGAGCCGCAGGGACAGCCCGAGCTTCTCCGCGATGGCGTCCGCCGTCTTCTTGATGCCGTCTCGGTAAACCGTGTTGATGATGAAGTTGATCGGCTTGGCGGCGACCGACTTGACTCCGTCCCACACGGTCTTAATGCCGGTCTTCATGTTATCGAAGGCGGTCTTGATATTGTCGGTGACAGTGTCGAAGATGGGTTTGACTGTGTCCCGGAACCAGTTGGCGACCGTGTCAATGGTATTCTTGATCCCATTCCACACGGTCTTCAGGCCGTTCCACAGCGTGTCTGCACCCGATTCTATCCCGTTCCATACGGCCGAAATAACCGGCTGCACGTACGATTGGAACCAGGAGACCACCGTCAGCACCGCTGATTTGATTCCGTTCCACGCGGCCTGCAGGCCGTTCCAGAGGGCCTGCGCGCCATTCTGGATGGCGGTCCACACGGTTGTGAGCACTGGCTGCACGTATGACTGGAACCAGGAGACCACCGTCAGCACCGCGGCCTGGATCCCGCTCCACACGGCCTGCAGTGTGGTCCAGAGGAATTGGGCTCCGGCCTGGATCCCCGTCCAGACGGCGGAGAGCACCGGGGCCACATACGCCTGGAACCAGGCGACCACGACCTGAACCGCGGCCTGAATCCCGGTCCAGACAGCCTGGATACCGGTCCACAGCAGGTCGGCGCCGATCTTGATACCGGTCCAGACAGCGGAGAGGGTGGACTGCACGTAGGTCTGGAACCATGCGACGACGATCTGGACGGCGGTCATAATCCCGTTCCAGACGGCCTGGATACCGGTCCAGAGCATTTGGGCTCCGGACACAATACCGGTCCAGACGGCGGAGAGCACCGGGGCCACATACGCCTGGAACCAGGCGACCACGACCTGAACCGCGGCCTGGATCCCATTCCATACCGCCTGCACGCCGGTCCAAAGCATTTGCGCCCCGGCCACGATCATGGACCACACGCCGGACAGGACCGGGGCGACGTAGGCATTGAACCAATCGACGACGAGTTGGACCGCAGTTTTAATCCCCGTCCACACGACGATGAATGGGATACTCAGCGCCCAGAGGCCGACCTTGATTCCGGTCCATACGGCGTCGAAAACCGGTACCACGTAGGTGGTGAACCAGCTGACGACTGTGCTCACCGCGCTCTTGATCCCGTCCCAGACGGTGGATACGACGTTCACGAGACCGTCCCAGATCCCTCTCAGGACGTCCACTGCCCCTGAAATGGCTGGGACCACGTAGGTGGTGAACCAGCCGGCGACGGCCTGCACCGCGGACTGGATTCCCGACCACACGGAGCTGACGACGTTCACGAGACCGTTCCACAGGCCACCCAGAACGTTCACGGCGCCCGAGATGACCGGGACCACGTAGGACGTGAAAAAGCCGCTCACAGCGCCCCACACGGCGTTCCAGGCGGCACTGAGCGCGTCCAGAGTCGCGTTCCAGTAAGGGGCGATCCAATCGAGGAAGCGCTTGAAGGCGTCGGTGATCGCGGCCCACGCGCGCTTCCCCGTCTCCGTCTGAGTGAAGAACCAGATCAGCCCGGCGACAAGGGCCGCGATAGCGGTCACGACCAGCATGATCGGATTCGCGTTCATGACCACATTGAAAGCCGCCTGCGCCGCCTTCGCAGCATTCACGGCGTTCTTCATCATGTCGAGCGACGTCACCCATTTCATGATGCTGCCGGCCGCATTGATCGCTGTCATAGTCTTCGTGACGGTCTGCATCGCCTTGAAAGCGATCGTCGCGGTGCCGACGGCCACCGCGAGAGTCGTGATGAGATCCTTATTCCTGGTGGCCCAATCGAGGAGCCCGACGCCCGCGTCCACGACCTTCAGGACGGCGTCCCGCAGGCCCTCAAGGAACCCGACAACAGGGGAAGACGGGTCGAGGCCGAAAAGCGGCTTGTCCGTGTCCCCTGTCAGGATGATCTCACCAAGTGACTTGACCGACGGGACCAGTGTCCCCGTGATCCAGTCGCCAGCGGCGCGGGCTCCTTCCCCGATCCGGAAAAGGAAGTCCACGATCCGTGAATCCTCGTCGAGGCCGAAGAGCTTCGAGGACCCGTCGAATCGCCCTTTGGAGAGGATATCCCAGACGCCCTGAATCCCCGGGATAAGGGTGTCATTGATCCACGAGAATGCCTTCTCGGCGCCGGTCGCGACCGTCCCCATGAAACTGGTGAGGGCGGGCTTGATCTTATCGACGATGCTCATACCGCCGGACACGAGGGCGGCCTCGAGGTTTCCCCAGGCGCCCTCGATGGTCGCCGTTGACGTCGCCGCCTCCTTGGCGACGTCCGTCATGCCGAGTTCCATGATCGCCGCGTTGAACTCTTCGGCGGTGATCTCGCCCTTCTCCATGGCCTCCCGGAAATTGCCGGTGTACGCGCCAGCCCTGAGAAGGGCCTCCTGGAGCTTCCCGGACGCGCCGGGGATGGCGTCGGCGAGCTGGTTCCAGTTCTCCGTGGTGAGCTTTCCCTGACCGGCGGTCTGGGTGAGGACCATGCCGACGGACTTGAAAGTCTCCGCGTTGCCGCCGGCGACCGCATTGAGGTTACCGGCGGCCTCAGCGAGCCTGTCGTACCCTTCAACATTGTTCGATGCCAGCTGGGCGGTGATCGACTGGATATCCGATAGACCGTAGACGGTCTTATCGGCATAATCCTTTGTGGACTTCGTCAGCCGGTTAATATCGTCGGTTGATTTCCCTGCGAAACTGAGGGTGTTCTTGAACTTGTTGGTCGCGTCGGAGGCGTTGATCGCCTGCCCGGCGACGTCCGCGAAAGACGTCGCCAGCCCGACCGTCCCGGCCACGGCGAGCGCCCCGGCCGCGATCTTCCCGACCTTCTGGAACGCCCCGCCCAGACCGCCCGTGATCTTCCGCTCGGCTGGCTTGGTATCGACGTCCCCCAAGGCCTCTTTGAGCTGCTGGGAGATCGCCTTGGTGGAGAGGGCCACCTGCACCCAGGCGGTGCCAAGGTTATGGTCTGCCACGGGGCCTCCTCTCCGATTTGTTTACGCGCGGGCCAGATCGGCTAATTCAGGGTGTCTGGCGAACCAGTTGTCGGCCTTTCTGACCTTGTGCTCCTCGGCTTCTCGGGCCTTGTCCTGCCAGCCCGGTTCGGGCGGCTGAGGCGGCTTCGGCAGGTCCGAGTTTTTGGCGCCGACGGCGGCCGCGATATAGCAGGAGATCTGCCAGGCGGCCATCCTGGTGGCGGTGACCTCATCGGACAGGGCGGCGTCACCGCCCATGGCCCGCCCCAGGGCGCTCCCCGGGGGCAGGCCCCGGATGAGGACCAGCAGCCTGCGCGGCGTCAGCGTCCCTCTCCACAGGTCCAGGAGATCCACCGCGTAGACCCGCAGGAGATCGGCCTCAACCTCCTCCCCGTGCTCTCGCAGGAGGGCGGGGAGGATGATCAGTTTCCCAGGTTCAGAGCCTCGAAAACTTCCTTGACGAATCCGCCCATGGATTCGGCATCGATACGGCCGTTCTCTCCGCGCAGGTGCTCCTTGACGTCGTCGAAAGCGTCACCCAGAGCGGCCTTGGTGACGCGCACCATTCCAGCCGGAGACACCTTCCCCTCCTCCATGGCGGCGAGCGCCTCGACGACCTCCCAGTCGCCGCTGACCGCCGTCGGATCCACCTCGATGGTGAGGCCCTGGACGGTCACCTCCACGAGGCCGCCGCCCGTGGCCTCCGCCTCCTGGTGATCCTTGGGCGTGGCGGCCCCGATACTGGCGGCCCTCTTCGCGGTCTCAGACTTCTTCCCTGCCATGTCGGTCCCTTGCTTCTAGTGCGACCGGTCCCTGGTGGAAGTATGACCCCGCCCCGGTGCGGGGACCAGAATCGCACCGGGGCGGGGAGAATATCGGCCTCAGGCCGGGATCAGCGCCTTCGCGTTGGAGTAGATGATGAAGTCGCTGGTCACGGAGAGCTTGTACGAGTAGGCGGTCAGCTCGCCGACCTTGAAGGTGATCTCTCCGCGCTCACCGAGCTCGAGGCGCGGGAAGACAATGCGCATTCGCACCGCGTTCTCGGTGGATGCGGTGTCGTAGAGGTCGACGATGCCGGAGAGCAGAATGACCTTCCGCTGGGCCTTCGCGGTGATCTTCGCGACCGGGGTCTTCGCGCCGGCACCGATCTGCTCCTCGATCTTCTCCGCCGTGGCGTTCAGGTAGCGGGTAACGGTCTCCAGCTTCGACTCGAGGATCGCGGCCTCAAAACTGGTCTCCGAGGAGTCCATGAAGGTACGGACCACGCCGTGGCCCTGGTGACCCTTGATCTTGGTGACCGAGTCATCCAGGGCGAGCTTCATCCCGTCCTCGGAGATCCACCCGCAATCGGTGAATCCCTGGGGAATCGCGGTGACGAGTCCCTCGATCTTCGTGCCGAGCTCAGAGTCGTAAGGCCCCAGGTGGAGTGAGTCGTCATCCGACCCGAAACCGAGGACGTTATCGGCGTTGACTGGCATAGTGCATCTCCTTATGTGTTTCGTGTGGTGATCTGGTAGGTCGCCGTCGCCCTGGCGGCCGCAGTGGTAGGGTCGGGAGACTCGGCGGGAGCATTCCCGGTGACACGGGTGACCGGATAGTCGTGGGCCGCCGTGAGCGAGTTGATCGTCGTATCGACGCGCATGGCCAGCTCCATCGCACCACCCATGGTGGGCGCGAAGGAATCGATGGTGACCTGCCCGGTGGAGAGCACCCTGTGATGCTGCCCCTGGCCGCCAGTGGCGATCACCAGCACCAGCGGCCCCGGCGGGGCGCCGTCCGCGTAGGGGACCGTGGATACCACCTGCACGTCCGCCAGAGCGGCCCTCAGGGCGCCTATCACGAGGGCCTTGGTGTCATGGGCCGTACCCGCCATCAGCCGCCGCCGATCGTGCCGAGCACGCGCTCCAGGACGTGTTTCCGGGCCTGCCTGATGCCCGCCTCCCTGGTGCCGGCGTGCACGTAGGCGCGGGCGCGATTCCCTCCGCTGGAGGAGTGGACCTTGAATCCGTCTCCCGCGCGGGCGCGCAGATTCTCGGCCGCTCCCGCGACGACGGACCGGGCCTCGGGGGAGGTCAAGAGCGCTGCGACTCCCTTCTCATCGAGCTTGAATTTCACGAGCCCGCCCATTATGCGCCTCCAGTCTTCTTCGGGTCGGTGGCGGCGTGGAGCGTGACAACCGTGCCTTTGGGCCACCCGGCCGGCGCTCCCTCCACCCTGTAGGTGATGCCAGCGATGCGCAGCATGTCCGAGGATTTGACGTCTGGGCGCTGGCCGCGCCAGTAGAGGGTCGGCTGGGAGATGACCGGCGCGGATCCGGCTGCCACGGGCTCGCTCGTGCCTCCGGGGGCGAAAAGCGCGGGCGGAAGCGGGCTCTCCACCACCTGGCCGGGGATGGGCTCCCCGTACTGGTCCGCCCCGGCCTCGCCCGCCCTGAGCCTCGTCACGTCGACCCGACCGGCGGCGATCACGGGGTCACTCTCCCAGCCAGCAGGTCCACCTCGAATGCTCCCGAACGCTGGCCGCCGAGCTGCTTCAATTCGGCCGCCTTCAGATACATATCCCCCTCAGGATTTGCGTAGGAGAATTGGTCGCTGAAAGGGCCGGTCGTGTGGGTCTCCGCGGATACCGGTCCGCGCGGTTCGGTGAGACCGTCGGCTCCTCCCTGTTCCGCCAGCATCGCCCTTCTGACGACGGCGCAGCAGATGCGGCGCCGCGTTTCCTCGGTTGCTTTCGCCCACCGTGGGGCGGATGATTTGATCATGTCCGTGGCGTCGGCCAGGAGGACGGTGGCGCGGGTCTGCTCCTGGGAGGACAGGCCCCGCCACCGCGCCTCCAGGTCGGCTACCGTGGCGAAGGCGTCAGCCATCGGCGTCGGCTCGCGCGCGGGCGCCCCGGCCGCGCTCCCGGGGACTCCCATCGTCAGACTCGTCGGTCTCCTCGGCGCCCTCGGTCTCCTCGGGGGCGTCGGTCACGGTCTCCGGGGCCACCCACTCCGGGCCGAGCGCACCGGCGATGACCTCATCGACCAGGATCGTGACCCCGGTCTGGATATTCTTCAGTCGCACCATGATCAGGCCTTCTCCTTGATGAGCGCGAATCGGTCGGTGAAGACATACCAGCCGTACACGATCTCCAGTCGCAGCGCGATCTGGTTGTGACGCTTGAGGTCTCCCTGACCGTCCGGGTCGCCGAATCGGATCAGCTCGATCGGCAGCTCGCGCTGGACGCCCCAGCGGATACCGTCACGGAAATCGCCGATGATGGCGCGGACCTTCGTGTCCGTCGCCTCCGGGGTGCCGGAGACGGTATTGCCCTGCGCGACCGGAATCCCTCGGAAGTCCGTGATATTCGTGCCGAATCCCAGCTGCGGGTAGCGCTGGTCGCTGGTGGGGCCGGCACCGTCCTTCCGCTTGAGCTGGGACAGGGCCCAGGAGAACTTCGGGTCGAATGCGGCCCCGGTCACCTGGATGGTGACGGGGGCGTTGACCAGGAGGCCGACGGCGGCGGAGAACTCGTCGTCGAGGTCGGCGGTTCCGGCCGGGTCGTGCTCCACGATCTTCGTGGACGCGGTGACGTAGTTGTCCCAGCCGGAGATCACATTCCCGGTGAGAGGGTTGACCCTGTGGTACATACCCAGGTCGAGGGCGCGCGACAGGGACACCTGCCCGGCGCCGGCGAGCTCGTTGAGGACATTCAGCTGGTAGTCCTCAGAGGCCCACTGAACCTCCTCGTTGAATCGCATGGTCACCTGCGCCTTGTGGGGCGCGGCGGTGACGACGCCGAATCCACCCTTGGTGGCGCTCTTCTCGCCGCCCTCCTCCACGAACTCCGCCTTCGGGAAGTCATTGAAGGTAATGTAGTCGACCTTCCCGAATCGCATGGGCTCACGTGCGGAGAGCCGGGCGACGGTGGACAGGGTGCGCGTCTGGGTGATCATGCCGTCGGCGATCTCCCTAGGCATCAGGACCTTGATGTCCTCGGTGCTGAATAGGGTTGCCATTTCCTATTTCCCTTTCTTTGATTACTTGTTTCCGAACAGGTTTCTGACCGCCTGGAGCGCGGCGTTCGGCGCGCCCTGATCCGGGGCCTTTCCGCTGATGCCCGTGCCGCCCGCGACGGGAGCGCCGCCCAGAATCCCCTTGAGGACCTTCGCGTGGGCGGCGATCTCCTCCTCGGTGTCACCGCGGAGGGCCTCGACGGGGACGCCCTCGGTCTTCGCCGCCGCCGCCTTCCATCCGGCGACCTGGTCGCGGTGCTCGTAGGCGGCGATCCGCTCCTGCGCGGCCTTGAGCGCCTCGGCATTCTTCGCCTCGGCGGCCTTGAGCTGGGCGTCGAGGGCGGCGGCCCGCTTCTCGGCCTCACGACGGGCGGACCGCTCGGCGTCGAGGGCCTTCTTGCCGGCGTCTCCGAGAGCGTCGGTGGGATCGCCCGTCGCGGGCTCACCCCCAGTGGGCTCAGCGGTCTTCGACTCGGTGGGCGCAGTAGTGTCGGCCATTGGTGGATTCTCCTTCGGTGAGTGGTGCCATCGCGGCACGACGAAACCCCTGCCATCGCGGTAGGGGTTCTAGGTGGTTTCGGGTCACTCGTCGGAGTGGATTCCGTCGGTGAAAGAATCTGGGTCGATGCGCCGCATCTCGGCGGCGATCGTCTTGTCGTCGAGCGGGCCGCCGGCGGCTTTCACCGCAGCGCGGGCCCGGCTGTAGACGGCTCGCAGCCGCCCGGGATGGTAGCCGTCGATCCGCCCGGCCTGCCCGCGCCACAGCGGCGTCGGTACGCACGAGCAGTGCGCGTGGTACGGGTGCCCCTCCCCAGCGGTTTTGGAGGATTCGTACACGAATCCGCGGGACGCGAGCATTGCGCACCAGGCGCAGCAGCCGCCCCGGCCGGGGACGCGAGCCCACCTGGGGCGGGCCGGGTCGGCGGCCACATTCGTGGTGACCGTCGATTTCCCCTGCCAGCCCACATACCGGGCGAGGGCCTCCTGGAGCAGGCCGGGCACACCACTGGGATCTGGGCCCCACAGGCCGCCAGCGGCCCAGCGGACCGTCCGGGCCGTCTGCTCGTAGGACGGGCCGTCGGCCAGGACTGCCCCATAGGATCCGCTGGCGGCCTCGGCCCTCATCTGCTCGTACCATTCGGCGGCCAGGGTGGCGGCGACGTCGCCGTACCGGGAGACTATGGCCGGGAAGGCCTCCAGGAGGGCGTCTCGCACGATTTCAGGGCGGGAGAGGTCCAGGTGGCCGATGGCGGCGTCCAGGGCCGCCACAGCCCGCCTAGTGGCCTCATCCAGGCCGCGGGACAGCCGCTCCAGATCAGCCCTGGTCGTCACCGGACGTCACCTCGGCGGGCGGCGGGGCCGCCTGCTCGACCCGGCCGGGAGCAGCCGCCAGCAGCCGGTCCAGCACTCCCCCGGCCTGGGCGCGACGCTGATCGGAGCGCACCTCCATGATCTGCTCCTGCGTCAGCCCGGCCAACCGCATGGCCACCGAAGTGTCCGCGAGCGCCGGGAAAGCGCTCACGATCTTCACGGCCGTGTCCGCAGCGGCCTGCGGGGACACATACCGGGCCGGTGTCCACGTCGGGTGCAGCTCCCACGACTCGGCCGGCGGCTCGGTCAGCCCGTCGCGCACCATGATCGCGTTCTGGGCGGTGCGCCGCAGGGCCGCGGAGAAGCATTTCCACTGGTACTCGGCCTCGTCGGCAAGGGCGGCCTCGGCGGCCTGCATGGCCTCCGCCGAGGCGGGGTTGTCGGCGAAAATGCCGACCTGCGACTGCGGCAGATTCGTGGCCGCGCAGAAATTCTGGGCCAGCTGCCTGTACATGGACAGGTGCGGCTCCATGCTCATCTGCGGGAATTGTCCGACGGCGGGCTTGTCGCCCTCCTCATTGAGGTCCAGGACCGTGATCCGGCCGCTGATGGCCGACCACCTGGATTGGCCCTCGAAGGCTGACTCGGCGGCCCCGAGCACGTACCGCTGAGGTGAGGAGAAGAATTCGGCTCCGGTCTCGGCGCGCACGAGGGTGCGCAGGGCCGCGTCGGTGAGGTAGCGGACCTCTCGGGTGATCCGCGAGTGCCCGAATGGGCGACCGACCTGCGGGTCGTAGGCGATCTTCTCCACCATGACCCGGCCGGTCCGATTCGGGAGGTGCTCCGCTTCCCAGCGGCCGTCGCGGCAGCGCATCACGATGATCGCGTCCCGCGTCCACATCACCATCTCCGACGGCGACTCGATGCCTTCCGGGACGTCTTTGGTCATCTCGGTGACGGCGATCGCCGAGTCGATCTGGCGGCGCCGCATATCCCAGAGGGCCGATGACCACTTGGCGTCACGGGCCTGGATCACCACGGGCGGCTCCCCCGGCTGGGTGCCGGGTTCGACCGTCAGGAACGCCACGCCGTGCCGGTAAGCCGCATTGAAAACCTGCGGCAGCTCGACGTCGAAGTCGTTTTGGGCCAGGATCTCCCCGAGCTCGAAGGGGTCGGGCGACCCGTCCAGGGAGAAGCCCTCCCACACGTGCTTCCGGGCGAGGGCCTGCACCGCCTTGGCGGGCCAGCCGAGCGCGGCCCGCGTGTTCTGCATCTGCGGAGGAATGGAAATCCCCAGGTCCGTGAACGCCTTATGCCCGTCATAATAAGTATCCAGGAGGACGTTCTTATCGTATTTGGCCGACCACTTCTGGTAGAGGAGGGTGAGTGCGGTCTGCTCGTCATCGGTGAGACCGACGACGCCGACCGGTACCGGGGACAGCATCATAGGATTCGCACTCCTCTCGGCCTGTTGGAACCCTCCGGGTCGATGGGCCGGCGTTTCGTGGTCTTCGCGGCCCAGTGGGCCAGGGTGACGGCATCAATGCCGGCCGAGGTCATGCCCTCCGGTGCCGCCCAGCCGAAGCCGCCAGCCGCGCCGATCTTCCGCCGGCTGATGACGGCGGCCTCGGCTGCGAGCTCCGGGTCATCCGGGTGACTGAGGGTGCGGTCGCGGATTGCGGCGTCCATCATCGCGTGAGCGGCGATGACCTGATCCGTCGTCGGCGTCCAGATCGTCGTCGGCGGGAATCCGGCGGCCCGTAGGCGGTCGACGAGGTCGCCGGCCCCGGATTTGCCGTCGACGACGATCTGCGCCCACCGCTCCCGGTGCTCGACCAGGTAATCCACGACCCAGTGGACGCCCTCGCCCATATTCCGCACACCCTGCGTAGTGCACAGCTGGGCGTAGACGGCCTCGGCCTTCCGCACGGGCTTGCGGCCAGCCCTGGCCAGCGCCACCGTGGACCCATCCACGGAGAAGCGGACGGCCGCGCACCAGCGCAGCCCGCGCGGCGGCTCCTCCGCCTTCAGCGCATCCCACGCCTCACGGCCGATCGCCTGGCTGGCGACCTCCGGATCCCAGATTCCCAGGCCCTCACGGCGGAAGCTCTCGGGGCCCAGCTGCCGCTTCATCCGCAGAATCGCCGACTCCGGCGTCCGGTGCGGGTAGGAGGGGTTCGCTTTCCGCCACTGCGCCCGGTCGTCAGGATCGGCGTCATCATCCGCTCCGATCTCCACATACAGGCCATCACGAAGGTCACCGGCGAGCGCAGCCTTCCGGAAGCTCCGGAAGGCCTCGGACGGATCCGTCGGCCGCGGAGGCGTCCCCAACCGCAGAATCAGCGGATTCGGGGCCGTATTCACCGCAGGGACCATGTCCTCCAGGGCCTTCTGCCCGAGAATCTGCGCCTCATCGAAGACGATCACGCAGACCCCGGAGAATCCGCGCCCGAACCCGCCCTCACGGGCACCGAACAGGATCCGGGACCCATTGGTGAAGGTGATCTCCTGCTGACCATTAGCGGCCCGCACATTGGCTACATACGGCGCTATCTTCGGCTTACCGGCGAGGCCCCGCATCTCCGCGAAGGTCTCATCCGCCGTCCGAGTCCGGTGCGCCGTCCACAGAATGAAAGTCCTCTCATACAGCGTGCACAGGGCGAACGCGAGCGCCCCGAACGTGTACGTCTTCCCGGCCTGACGGCAGATGGACACCTGCACGCCGTCGATCCCGGCCGCGTACAGGCCGCCCTTACGCTTCGCGAGGATCGCACGCCCCAGACCATCCTGCCAGCGGTCGAAACCGAGGCCGAACCTCTTGGCCCGGTCACGGACCGCCGGCCATCCGGTCGCCGTGATCCCCTCCGGCAGGATGAGATGCTTGGCGATATCGGACAGGCGGGGCTCAGATATCCCCGAGCCCATCCTCATCCTCCGTCGCCTCAGCCGCCTCCTGGCGCTCGCGATCAGCCCGCCCCGCGTCAATCTCCTGGATCGCCTTGTTCACATCGATCAGGCGGCGCGTCAAGGCGGCCAGATCACGAGGCGGAGTATTCGGATCATCAATGGCTTTCGCGAGGGTCACGCCCATCGCCGCCAGCAGGGCCCGATTATCCCCGGACGTTATCGCCGCCAGGACACCTCCGGAGGTATTGGCGGGCGCCCCGACATTCTTCACGGTGCGGAGCCTTCGGACGGTACTCATACAGCACTCCCTAAGAGAAAGTCAGTGGGGAGAGATCCCGCT